AAACCCAGCGATGCCGGTCGTGGCAGACCGCAGCAAGTACCCGGCGGTCGCGGCGCTGGTCAGTTCGATCACACTGGAGGGGCCGGCACCGATGATGGCCACGCCGTCGCCGGTGATGGCGACGCCCGACGCGGTGACCGTCGTGTCGGGAGGGATGAACACGCACCCACCGGTGCCGGCCGCAGTTACCGCGTCCTGGAGCGTGGCGTAGTTGGCCGCGTTGATGGCGTTCCAGATCTTGCGCGCGCCCGTGATGTTGTAGACGCCCATGGCCAAGTCGCCTTCGGCCTCCAGCGGCCACTGGAGATCGCTGGCGTCGAAGCCTCCCACGAACTTGGCGTTCAACGCGTCGACGAGCGCGTTCAGCTTCTCGGGAGTGACGATCTCCTTGTCGGAGAAGGTCGGCAGTTCTACGATGGCCATGTACTAATCCTCCTGCTCCGTAGCATCCAGGGTGAACTCAACCTCGTAACCCTGCAGCACGAAGTCTTCTCCGTCGTAGTCTTCGTCCGTCTCCACGGAGAACTTGAAGAACCGTCCGCGCACGTCGAGCGGGATCTCCAGCGTCCCGATCAGCTGCGCCGTATGGATACGTCCATCGACCGCGTCACCAAGGCGAAACGTGTCGCCGAGCACCGGCCACTTGAACGTATTCTGGCTGATGGTGCGCGTCTGCTCTTCGGGGTCGTCGTCTGAACTCCAGCGGATTGTGATATTCCAGTCGCCGCGCGGCTGGATGTACAGGCGCAGAACCTTCCACGTCTTAACCTGATGCACGTACGCCGGATCTATGCTACGGCCACTCAAGTATGGGGATTCAATAATGCACTGGTACGTGGTACTGCCGAAGTCCTGCTTGTATCCCAGGTCAGTGATGCCCAGGTAGCCGTCGCCCGTTCCATGTAGGATGGTATTGGTGACGGGATCTGCCACTTCGACGCCAGCCATGGCGGTGGAATCTATCACCCACGGCCCGTACCACGTCTGCAGTCCCACGTTGAACACGTACAGTGCGGAGAGATCGTTCTGTCCCAGCTGCGGCACCGACATGTAGACCAGGCCCAGCGTAGGGTTGTACGTCAGGATGGTGCGGTCGATCTGACCCTTGTCGATGCGGCGCGGGACGCTCGGGTCCGAACTCCAGAGGTCCCCGATGGGACCGCTGGGCAGCACCGTCAGCAGGTCGCCGTAGTTCTGCGTCGTCTGGATGCTGCACACGCCCGTGCGCCCCATGGTCCAGAGATCGTTCCCAACGCGCACGATGGCGTTCGGGCCGGCCCCGCTCTGGGACCGCGAGATGTCCTTGCGATCGTAGGTCTCCGGGCCAGCGCCACTGATGCCCCAAAGGCCGCGCGTTGTGGTCACGATGCAGAATCCGTTGAAGTCGCCGTACACACCGGTGACCTCATCGCCCTTGTTACCCGGGATCTCGAAGAACCCGGCCTCCGTGACCTCATCGTACGTTTCGTCCGGATCGACCTCCGGCGCGAACCACGTATTCTTCTCGCGGCTGGCCGTGTGGTACACGCGCAGGGGATGCCCCTTGTCGCCGGCCGCGAACAGCCGCGTGCCGTGCTCCGTACCGAAGCGTACTGGTGGCGCGTCGCCCAGAAGCTCCGGCGCGTCTTCGCCGTTCCAGCTGTAGACCTTGGCTGAGTTGGCGTTGTCTCCATCGAAGATGATCAGGTCCGTGCGGTACGATGCGAACTGCGGCTGCCCGCCCGTCAGCGCCATGATGGGCCGCCACGCCTGCTTGAGGCCCACGTCCGCGTATACGTATCCAGCCGTGGCCGCCAGAATGCTGCGCTGCGTCCGGTTCGACTCGGACACCGTCTTGTAGTCCGCCACGGCGGAGATCCGCTGGCCCTCGAATGGCGTCGTCACCGAGTCCTTGTACATGAGGTCGGCCAGCCGGCACGTCCACGTCCCAGCGTCATTCGTCAGCACCAGTTCCAAGTACTCACCGGCTGTTATGGCAACATCGGACGAGACGCTCGTCGCCGCCACCGTGCCGGTGATGCTGGTATCGTCGTCGATGTACGCGACTACGCTGCCATCGGCGTCGACCCTGATTTCGAGAACGTGGTACTGACTGTCACCAATGTCGGACTCGACCAGCCGCGTCCAGCCGCTACCGTTGAAGTAGTACAGCCCGTCGTAGTACAGCCGGAACGCCTTGCCGGCGTTCGAGACTAGCGCGCGTCCTCGCACCGTCAGATGCCCGCCGTCGTTTATACCGCCTGCATATGCACTATCGCCTGCATGCACATCGCCGCGCGGGAGATTGAGCGTACGCACGAGGAAACGCGCCGACCAGTCATTGCCGGTCGGGGCCGTCTCGCCACCAGACAGCTGGCGGCCCATGTTGAAGGTGTCGGCGTCGTCGTCCCCGGCCGCGTTGATGATGAGTTCGCCCTGCTTGGTCTGGTACGTGTAGGTGTCGGTGTCCCCATTGGTGACACGCCACGCGGCGGCCGACGCCCACGCCTCGTAGAACCGCAAGTACTCGCCGGTAGCCGAAAGCCGTGGCTGCTTGATGACCTGTCCCCACTGGCGGATGCCCGGGCGCTTCATCAGCAGGCCGTCAAGCCCGGACGACACGTTCTCGGCCCGCCACAGCTGGTCCTCGCCTATGGTGCCCTGCTTGCCGGCGGTGGCTAGGCCCGTGCGCAGCGGCATGTTGCGGATGACTTCGCGCTTGCGCGGCATGCCGCCCCCTTACCTGGGCATTCCGTAGACGTCTGCCCGATCGAAGTAGTCGCCGTAGTCGTACCGGAGTCCGCCCGCGCCCCAGCGCATGCGCTGCTGGACACGGTGCTGCCCGGACGGCCGGATCTGCGGCCGGTCCTCCGTCATGGGCGCGGACATGCGCGCGGCGTTCATCTCGCGCACGAAGTCCCGGAGCACGACCTCCAGCTTGACGTCGTCCTCGTAGTCCCTGTTGGCCAGGTAGAGCAGCGCCTCCAGGACCACGCCCTCGTGCGACGCCGGGAACAAGATGCGGTCGGCGTCGTTCTCCACCGCCGGGTGCAGCTTCTGGTACGTGTACGCGAGGATCTGCTGGTCCTTGGGGAATGGGTCCAGGTGCAGCACTTGGTACACCTGGCCGGCGTCCATGCCATAGACGGTGAACCGCTCGGGGGCCGCCGTCAGGATCGTGCTGCCCCGGCCACGGCGCTCCCGCGCGAACTCGTCCGGTCCGACGGCCGAGATGCCGTACGGCTCCAGGAACTGGTCCCAGGTGCCGTTCGGGCGGCAGAAGTCCTTCGGCAGGAAATACTGGTCCTGGGCCACGGTGAAGGTGAGCGCGCCTTCCTCTTCTGTGCCGGCGGCGGCTTCGCCAATCCAGGGCCGGTTCAGTTCGATCGAGCGCGTGTTGTTGAGAGACTGGATGCGGTAGACCGTGGGTTCACTCCCGATCTGGATGGCCCGGCCGATGTAGCTATCATCGAACACGAGATCATCGTCCGCTGGATCCGTACGAGCAACGGTGGTCACCGTCGCGTCGTTTGCGACCAGCGTGAACAGGGCCTCCCCGGTTTCCGCAGCCAGGGTGAGGATGGTGCCTTCGGCGCGGAGCAGTGGCCAGTCGTCTGCCACCTGCAGCGACCGGAGCACGCGGTTCAGCAACCGAAGCAACTTGCGAGTTTCCGGGCGCAGGGTCGTGTCCTCGAGTGTCGTGGTCTGCCGCCAGCCCAGACGATCTTCCGCCTCGTTAATAAGCGCGAGTCCCGTGATCATGGCCCTCCTACGCGTCCCGCGAGGCGATCAACTTGATGGACAGTGCAGCGGCTCCAGTAGACGCGCCCTTGTTCCAGTTCGCACAGATGCCGAATGGAAGAGGCAGGGGCATGCGCTTGCCTACGACGCTGTTCAAGTTGACTTCCACCATGTACCCGCCAGACCCGTTGTTGATAACATAGGTGGCTGACGAAGACGCGGCATCGTACGCACGCAGATGAAACGCCCCACCAACAATGGTACGACCTGCGTCCATGAACGGCCGCAGCGTAATGATGCCCGGCCCGGTAGCCAAGGTATCCACTGTGATGGCCAGTGTTAGGTAGTAGCATCCAAGCGGCAGATCTAGGGTGCAGTTGTAGTCCGCGCTATCTACCCACGCCGACAATACCGGAAGCACCAACGTCTCGCTGGGCTGGATTACGAAGTCTCTGCGCGACATCGCGCCTCCTTACACTAGTTCAATGCTGTGGGCGTTCCATCCAACGCGATCTTTGTAATGGTGCCCAGTCGCCGCTGGATGTACAGTCCGCGCAACCTAGCGTCCACAATCCACACGTACACGCCAGGAATCACTGTAGAGCGGTACCCAATGGGAACGGGTTCGTTAGTGAATCCATACGTGATGACGCCCGCCGCTTCATCCGTATCGGATACCAGTTCGATCTTGAAGTACAAATCCCGTTGCTGTACGTTGCCTGGCTGTACGACAGCGGTGTCGGTGTCTGGCAGTACTGCGCCTGGGTCCAGAACGATGTCTCCCACGTTATCGCCTCCGCGCAACAACGAATCCACCGTAGGATCCGGAACACGTTGACCCATTAGCCACGTGTCGGATTCTCAGTCCGTATGGCAGTGTGAACGGAATGTACTGCGTACCGCGCGGTACGACCACTACCTCTTTGTTCACAGTCGCAGACGGCGTAACCACGGACACCACTGTAGTGTGCGTGCTACTCATGGTGTACATCACTTCGACCTGCGTCTGCGCCTCGTTGGTGTACGCCTCTACCTTCCACTGCGGCGTCCCGGCAGACACTACAAGGTTTGAGTTGATGGTGATAAACAGGTCATAAAGACCCGGCGTCAAGTCCAAGGTCACGCGCGTGCCCGTGGTCACGGTCAGTGTGTACGGGAAAACCTGCACCTCTCCGCGCGCCAAACTACCGGCTGGAACCGCCATGCTCACTCTCCATTGCAAAGAGATCCACACTGATTGTGCCCGCACTCGCAGCATTGCTGGTACAGGTAACGCGAAGACCGTATGGAGCCACGACTGGCCCGTCTGCGAACGTATACACGCGGTCGCCCGTAGCAGCCGGCACCGTGAGCGTAGTAGCTGCCGTGTTGGGATGCCGAAAGCGCACGGACGCGAACTGGGTACGCGCCTTGTTCAGGTACACGTACGCTGTAACGTACGGATCCCCTGTAACGCCACTGGCATGCACGGCTACGCCGCCGTATAGAATGCCGTTGATGTTCGCGCTGTTGGAGTTAGTCTGTGTTGCGGCCACCGTGTCCAGGATCCTGATGCCGGTGTTCACGCCATAGACGGTCATGGGATCTCCTGTGTAGTCGACGGCGGGGTAGTCTACCTGGAACTCAAGTTCACGAAGCCAGAAGCTACACTGCGCCATGATTCAACCTCACGTACCCGCGCCAGAGTATGGTTGATACGGTGGCGGAACGTCTGGATTTGGAAAGTCTTCAGTACCGGCATAGAATCCAATACGTACGTGGTAGTTAGAGAGCGGATTGTCGCCGACAATGGACGTAATGTCGAAACGACGCCATTGTGACGCCGGCCATTGCGCACTTTCAGACACGTGTTCGGCCAGGAGTTCAATCCAGTATTCATCAGCAACGGCCTTGATCTGTATGATAAGGAACTCATACCCGGACTGCAAATGCAGATTAGCCCATTGTCCCATGAGCGCCAACTGTACATCTTGTCGGTTCTCAGCTGGTGTGACGCCGTCTCCAAAATCCTCATACCACACCCAGCCATAATCGGGCAGTGGTATGCCATAGGAGACAATGCAGTATGTACTCGGCGTATCATCGAACGCACGCGTCTGGTATGTCACCGTGTGGTGGTATACCGTCGCGCTAGTCGGGTTGATGCTTTCCGTAGACATCAGTCCACCACCACAAGCACCAAGGTCGCAGCATCCGTGGTGCTGTTGTTACGCACGAACACCGTGGTCACGTTCGACACAGCTAGGGCCACGATCGCCGTCACCGGCCAATACGCGTCCGTCGTGTTAACGGCCACGTCTATCGGTGACGTCGTCTCCAGCAGCAGGTACTCCGCTGTCTGCACCCCGCCCAGCGTGATCTGAGTCGTGGTGTTTGTGGCCAGTTCCAGCACTCGGTGCGTGGACTCCCGCCACTGCTGCGCGGCCGGATACGCGCGCACGTCGTGATGCACGACGCGGTTCCTGCGCGTTTGCAGCGAGAGCAGCGCCGAGACCCGGAGGTCCGGCTCGAACCACGGCAGCACGTCCAGGTACGCCGGATCCTCGGCCGGCGCGTCCCCACCGCCGCCGTCGTCGGGTACCAGTTCCGGGGCCGTGATGGTGATGTTTACCGTGGCCGTCCCGGAGTACAGTTCACCATCGTAGGCGCGGTACGTGAACGAGTCCGCGCCCGTGTACGTGGTGCTTGCGGTGTATGTGAATGCGCCCGTCGTGGTGTTGAACACGACCACCCCGTGGGCGGGATCCGTGTCCTTGACAGCCGTGAGGGCCGCCGGCACGCCGTCCGCGTCTGTGTCGTTGGACAAGACGTTCCCCGACACGCTCTCGCCGGCCACCACGGTGCAGCTGTCATCGACGGCCACCGGGGCCACGTCGTAGGTGGTCTCGATCGCCCCCGGCACGCTGGCGGCCAACCCCAGATTCCGGAACCCGTACTTGGGCCGCAGGTCGTAGGGCAGTTCGTACGAGTAGTCGCTGCCGTTGAAGTCCCAGGTGTACGTGCTACCGGGAGCGAAGAACAGGGTCGCAGCAGCCTCTTCAAGCGCCACGTTATCTGTGGCGCGCGGGTCTGCGCCGGCGTCGTAGGTGGCAGCATACCAGCCGGCCACAGCCAGCGCCGTGACGTCTTCGTACGAGTGCAAAATGTTGTAGCCGATGGTGCCAGCTGCAATGGTGCGCGTGCCAGCCGCACTGTCGGTTATCAGGCTGCCAATGGTGAAGGCGGATGCTTTGTATGAGTAGTAGATGTTGGAGTGCAGGTTGAATGTTCCGATGCTGCCGTCACCGGACTTACCGGTGCCGTTTACCAGTCCCTCGGACATAGCACTAGCGCCCGTCCAGGAGCAGAATACGGTGTTGTGATGAATGCTGGCTACACTGTCAGAATCTACCAGCGCATGCAACACTACTAGTGCAGTGCCGCCTGTCAGCGTATTGATAGCGATGCAGTGATCGACTTCTAGTTGTTCGCCTCCAGCTGCAGTGCCACCAGAACCAACCGGGATATTGCCGGCGTCCAAGAATACGCAATGACTGACGCGACCGAAGTTAGCCGGCGCATTGGTGACGTAGCCATACAATGTCCTGTTCTGGCTCGGCACAGCAGTTGTGCCGGATCGCATGACGCAGTATCGAATCCAGTTCGGACCAGGAAATGGCGTCGTGTTCTGGTTGATCACCACGTAACGGTGTACGTTGGCAGCGTCGGCTTCCGCTGCCGCGCCATCGAAGAACAAGCCCTCAACGATGTTGTACCCGGAGCCGGCGCGAAACTGCACCATCGAGTACGCGGACCCAGTACCAGTAACCACGGTGGCCATGGCTGGGTTGCCGTCTTCATCCGTGCCACGGATCGTGTACCCGGGATCGGTGGTGAAGTTCGTGCCGGCTCCGGTCGTGATGTTGACGGCCGTAGTTGGGCACGTGTGGTTGCCATCATTGACGACGTTGAGCACGTCGCCCTTGGTGGTCAGAAGAGCCAACGCCGCAGTCAGCGTGGCCTTGGCTTGTGCGAAGGAAGTGCCGGGGTTCCCGTCGTCTCCTCCGCTGGATCGTACCCAATACGTCGCCACGTGTTACCTACTCCTGCTTCTGCCCGCCTCGGATCTTGAACCCGGGCGCGTCGGTCGGCACCCGGAACACGCGGTTGGTGGCCGCGTCGTAGTGTTCGCAGAGCACGCGGCCGTCCGCGTACACTGGCCAGCCGTGCTCGGTGAGCAACACGCAGAACCGGATATCGTGCCCCCACATGACCCGGCGTCCGCCCGTGTCGTTGGGGTCGGCCGGCACATCCCGCTGATCCGCCCAGATAGGCGTGTTCGGGTTGGCCGACATCCAGTCCTTGATGGCCTCGACGCGTGCCATCAGGCAGCCAGCGCCCAGCCCCAGGACCTTCTCCGGCGTAGCGCCAGGACCCATCTCGATGTCCCACGCTGCGCCCTCGCCGTGCGATCGGTACACGAACGGCTCCGGCGGATCCTCGCGCGAGGTGTAGATGCCGCCGACCGCGCCGGCGTCGGGATTGCGTTCCATGAAGTTGTGCAGCGTGTACAGCCCCATCGGAGGCACCAGGGTGTCGTCGTCGACGTAGAAGATGTACTTCGCGTCCTGGCGAATGGCCTCCATGGTCATGATCTGCCGCGCATGCGGAGACCGCAATCCGCTGCGGATCATATACGTCATGGCCGCGTTCAACGGCGGGATCCAGTTCATGTGCGAGAGCAGGAACGCCGCTGGCACGTGCGCCGGGATCACGAAGCCTGTGTCCACGGCGTAGTCGATGCCGCACTTGGGACACGGCAGCACGTTCTGGATCGGCTTCCCGCCGACGGGAATGGCCACCGCGATCTGGGGCTTGTCGGCCAGCTTCACGGACGTACGCCGCCGGACTACTGCGTCCGGCTGCCCGTCGAGGATGTCGTCGGTGGCGAACAGTTGCGTGCCCTGATCCATGATCCCTCCTGAGAGCGGAAGGGGCGGCCCTGTCTGGAGGACCGCCCCAACCTGTTGTGGAACTACCGCATCCGCGTGGACCCGTCGTACTGGACGAGGTACCCCCACACGGACACGCGCGCGTGCGTGAAGGCATCGCCCGCGTCGTTCGTGATGGTGATGGTGAGCTTCGCGCCCTTGCCAAGCGCAGTGGACGCCAGGGTGGCGGACTGCGGCGTGGCAGTGACGTTGACCGCCGCGACGATGGCGTCGAGGGTGGTCGAGGTTCCGACTACCAGCGACGGATCGCTGGTGACGGACGCAGCGTGGAAGTGGACACGCGTGATGACCGCGCCACAGTCGCTGGGCAGCAAGACCTGTGCCGTATACGTGGTGCTGTTAGCCCCCACGTGCGTCACGACCTCGTTGAACAGCGGAATCTCCGCGCCGCGAGACGGCCCGGTGTGCCGGGACCCGGACAGATGCGCCTGAACGGCCATGGGTGGACCTCCTAGTAGTTAGGCACCCAGCCCGCCGACGACGTTCCGCCAGTCCGCAGCGCCCGCCGAGAGCCGGTAGGTCATCTTGGACTTGAGGTTGCCCGTGTCGAAGTCGATCGTGTGGTCCGTCACCGGCTGCTGCCGCCAGTAGACCAGCACGCGATGCTGGGCCGGCGGGGAAGCAACGATCCAGGAGTCGTCGTCCGTCAGGTACTTCGACATGACGATCTCGACCCCGAGCGGCGAGAACGCGTTGGTCGCGTTGTCGGACGTGTTCGACCGAAGCTCGGACTTGAGGATCTCGTGCGCGATCCAGCGCAGCCCCGTGGGGATCAGCAGAATCGCCGGGTTGCCCTCGATGGGCATGTTCCGGTCGTCGACCATGGAGTCGAACGAGTTGATCGCCGTCTCCAGGTTGGCCACCGACAGGTCGCCGGACACGAGGTTGCTGGCCGTTCCGCCCCCGACCAGCGGATGGCTGGATGCGAACAGGTACGACCCATCCGGCGTGGTCGTGGTGGCCCAGCCACCGTTGAGGACGGCCCAGATGTACCGCTCGATGGACACCTGCGCAGCCCGCGCCAGCGGGGGTCCCGCACTCTGGAGCGCACCGTCGATGTCGTCGTCGGCGGCCTCGAAGCTGATCTGGAAGCCCTTCGCGTACGTGACGTGCGTGAACCGCTTGTCGTAGCCCTGGAGCAGGGTGTCGTACGAGATGCCGCCAGCCTCGGTCTTCGTGGAGAACTCGCCGAAGCCCGTGATGCCCGTGATCTCTTCATACGCGCGCGAGGAGTTGCGCACGTTGAAGATGCGAGGATAGATCAGAGAGGGGGCATCGAAGTTCCCCTGCATGATCTCGTCGAGGAAGGCCAGGCGCGACGCGAACAAGTCCGCAAACCTGGACCTCAGCATGATAGCGCCAGCACTCATGGCTAGCACCTACCTTTCCGGCTGAAAAGCCAGGTTACGTCACCTGCGAATCCGGGTAGGAGTTCCCCCAGATGTGGCAGAACGGATTGATCTTGACGATCCACTTGTTGTACGTGGACGCCAGCGAGTTCGACGGCGCGTCCCAGAACCCGACCAACTGCACCAGCAACGACGTGGTGTTGGCCGGCAGGACCGTGGTACCAGAACTGGCGTCCAGCTGAACGCGGGACTGCCCAGTCGTGGTGTTGCCGATCGACGTGCCGGTACCGATGGTCAGCGCGAAGAAGCGGCCGATGTACAGCTGCTTGTTGGCCTCGGTGATGATGCTGTTGTCGTCCGCCTGCAGCAAGTACAGCTGGTCGGGGTCGTCGTAGACCAGCACGTTCTTGGCAGCCGTGGTCAGCCCGGAGTACGCAGCAGCCACACCGACGATAGAGTGCGCCTGAAACGTGGTGACGGTGGTAGTCAACGCCACCACGCCCGTCTCGCCCCGGTACACCGGAGCACCCTCGAAGAGGGCCGGCCCACTAGCCGGATGGACGTACTCACCCACCTTCGGCGTGTTGCCGTTCGGCGCGTTGATGGGCCGAAGCCCCATACGCGCATTGACGTTCGCCATGAAAAGTCACCTGCTTCTAGCCCGCCGCAGGAGATCCCTCGGACAGCATGCTCGTGTGTCCCAGGCGTTTCTCGTTCAGACCCAGGGCGTCGTCAACGTCCTGGCGCGACAGGCTTCTGCCGGCTTCCCGCTTGGTGCCGCCTTCTCCCGTGATGGTGACGCCGGCCTTGAGAACGATGGTGCCGCGAATCGCGGCCCGCGTCTCGGCTTCGAGCGCCCGCTGCGACTGTTCGAGTTGCCTCGCCAGCCACACTTCCTCGGGGATCCAGCAGAGCACCGAATCGGTACCCCGGCGTACGTAGTTGTCCAGATGGGCGCTTCCTTCCATCTTGTGCGGCGGGTCGATGATGTAGGTATCGAGTTCGCGCCCGATCTCATCATCGTACGTGACGGGCGTCCAGCCTCGCCAGCCGCGCTCCTGGCGGTACTTCGGGTTCTTCCACGAGAGCACCTTGCCAGCAGGATTCGCCTTGATCTGGTGCGGATTGCGCGAAGAGAACGGGTCATGGATCGTCCTGACGGACTGGTCGATGGCCTCGCCCTTCTTGATCTTCTCCAGCATGCACGCGCGCATTTCGGCTCGGTAGGCAGCCAGCTTCGCGTACAGGGCATCGACGGTTGTGATGTCGGCCACGGAACACGCTCCTTACTTCTTGATGAACAGGTGCGCGTTCTTCCGATACTCCAGCAAGTTCTTCTTCACCCGCGCAAGCTGCTCGGGGCTGAACTTGCCGGCCGGCATGGCCGCGCCCAATCGCTCTGCCACTCTGTCGACTTCCGCTTCGTCCTCGGGAGTCAGCTTCTCGTCCGCACTGCCAGGACCAGGCGCGTTCGCGTCATGTCCCGGGGCCACCTGGCCATGCCGGTCATACGCCAGACGCGCGCTCGGGGCTTTCGGCGCGATGCCGAGCCGGAACCCCGCCTCGTTGGCAGCGTGGAGAACCGCGCGGGGGTCAGTCTCCGCGCCGGTGCCCATCTCGTTGATGATGCGATTCGTCTCCGCGTACAAGCGAGAGGACTTGTCCCGCAGTTCGGGCCAGCGGCTGGTCGCCTCTTCGTTGGCGGCGCGCTCCGTTTCCGCAAACTGGCGGGCGGACAAGGTCGAGGTCAGCCGAGCGTCTACGCGCTCGTCGACGACGCGGTTGGCGATGTACTCGTCAAGCGCCGCCTGCTGTGCCGTGTCCTGGATCTGTCCGCGCATGGCGCGCAGTTCCTGGACCGACATGCCATCGAGAGCCTCCATGCCCGCACGCGGCTTGGCCGGCCGCGTAGCGACAGCACCTTCGATCATGCCCTTCAATCCGTTGATGCTTGCGGCGATCTCCGCGCGGAGGGCAGCGTTGCTTTCCTCCATCTTGCGCAGAAGCTCCCCACGCACTTCGTCGGGTCCACGTCCCTGCTTGCCATCCTTGGGCTCGGGGGGAGTGGGCTCGGCCGGCGGCGTCACCGGCGCTACGCCTTCGAGGGCTGCGTCCAACTTGCTGGACATGGCTCTCCTTGTCCGAATAACGCATCGGCGGCGAAACTCGGAGAGGTTAGGAGGTGGTTA